GTGAGGCGTGCGCGTTCTGCGCGGATCTTCTCGATCCGCGCATCCAAAGCCTCAACATCGGTCAGCGCAGAGTCAAACTCAGCGCGCTCTTCTTCGGTAAAGTCGCGTACCTCTGCATCGCATAATTGTGTCAACGCTTCAGCGCGTGCTACTTTCTCAGAACGATCTTTCAAAAGTTCACGTATATTCATGGGTTGGTCTCCTTGCAAAATAAATTCTTTTACTTTTTCCACACGTTCCAAATGCGCCTGCATCGGGCTTTGTGCGGGTGTTTCCACAGCAACAGACTCCTGTCCATCGCTGATATTCACATCATCAGCCTGCGCCAGTAAAGCCGCGGGCACGTTCACATAATTGACCACATCCTTGGTCACGTCAGCCTTGATCTGTCCGCCGCCTGTGATCACCTCATCGGCGAAACCAAGTTCAACCGCTCTCTGCGCGGTCATCCATGTTTCAGCATCCAGCATCGCAGAAAGTACATCGCGCGCGATCTTCGTTCGGCTTTCATACGCATTCAATAAGCCGTCTTTGAAGATCCTCAATTCGTCCGAAAACTTCTGCAATGTCTCAGCATCCAGATACCCAAACAAACCAGCGTATCCAGGGTTATGGATCATCATATAGGCCGTGTCATAGATCTTGACCTTGTTGCCAGCCAAAGCAATCGCCACCGCCGCCGAAGCGCACAGACCGTCAATACAAACCGTCTTATCGCCCGGGTACTGATCCAGAATGGCGCGAATGGCTGAAGCCGCAAAGATCTCGCCGCCGCCGCTGTGCATCCGAATGGTGACTGGCCCGCCCTTGCCAACCTCATACAGATCAGCTTTGAACTTCTTCGGGGTTACTTCATCGCCCATCCACGAATATTCCGAGATGTACCCAATGAAATCAATTTCAGGTTCTCCGCCAGTCTGGGCCGCGTCACGTACCTGCCAGAATGACTCGAACGGCTTTGCATTTCCTTCAACAACTCGAATCGGTTTATTCATCTGCAAACTCCATGATGTCATTGCGAGGCAGTATGCCGAAGCAATCTCTGACGACATCCATAATTCTGTTGGTGGCATTGGCAATATACGCATCCATGCCGTCTGATAATTCCTGCGCGCTCATACCTTTCACTTGCTGATGGCGCTCGTTCAACAACTGCAAAATAAAGCCTTCCAACCGTTCACTGTCATCCACCGCATTTAAGTTCAACGCCGCCTCGATCAATGGCTGGAATTCCTTGCGGATAAATTCAAGGTGATCGCTTACATAAAATTGATTCGTCCACCTGTCAAACGCTTCCTGCTGACCCTTGGACTGGTACCGTTTCGACGCGCCGCTCAAGTCGTTGGACTCTCGCTTCATCACCCGCGCCACCGCATTGCGCCATAAAGGTTCGAGCGCATTGGTCACTGTCTGCGGGTCCGTGGCCGTGTCTGTCGTTGAAACCATGTTCAACGGTCGCCAGAACACATCACCGTTCTTGTAAGCGTTCAAATTCTCTTTGGCGCGCACCTCATTCGGTGACATGATCCCGTTGTTGATGGCTTTCACATAACTCTCAAATCGGGTCGCAATATCGCCGCGCAACAAACCATCGAACAAATGCTCAAAGAAATATCCATCTGCGCGGTCCGCAGGTAAAAGCAATTGCGTATTCAATGCCTGCTCTGTCCGCACCGCGTAAGGCCGCAGGGTATGGTTCACATATCCCTGCTCCTGACTATCAATGCCCGTGCCCCAGCTCGTGCTCTTATCCATATCGCCCATCATGTGCGGCGGCAATGGCCCGATAATGCGGTTGATCTCTGCCAATTGAAATTTGCGCGTTTCAAGGAACTGCGCATCTTCAGGCGGGATGCCGATCTTCTCAACGCTCATCCCTTCTTCAAGGATCATCGGTTTATGACTGTTCTCAATTCCCGAGTGTTTCTCTTTGATGGAATTATTTAAATGTTCAAATGCGGGTTCTGATAACTTCCCAGGGTGCGTAATGGCAATATCAAAATTGGCGCCATTGCTAAAGAACTTCGATCCATATTTTTCCGTACTGATCGCCAATCCAATGGCATTGCGCGCCAGCGCGATCTTTGAATACCCGATCAATCCATCGAATCCCCAGCCTGGAATATGTACGATCTCATCACCAAAGAAACTGCGCGGCTGTCCGCCGATCGGTTGATAGCGATAGATCTTCACACCTTCAACCCGTTCCACGCTCATGCGGTCAGGTCTCAGCGGCCAAAGTTCCGTAACCACTCCCGCATCGTCTGTGATCATCTGCGCGTAAAAGTTTCCCCAGGCGATCAAATGACTCACGATCAACTCACGGAAAACCATGCTGGTCATCTCAGGGTTGGGCTGGTCGTGCATCAGCCGATAATAAGGGTTGTCATACGCGCGGAATTTATTGCGTCCCTTGCGCGCATACAACAACAACGGCAGGCTGGCAGTATCCTGCGCGATAATGGTAATGATCGAGATCACCGCCGAAGACGTAATGGCGATCTCAGGCGTGATCAATTCTTCGCTATAACTCTGGCTTCGGCCAGTTACACGCACAGGGCGCGCATTCTTTTCCATCTGACGCGAGTTAATCATCGCAGTGGTAAGCGGCATTATTTATTACTCCATGCGGCCATGTACGAAGTCACAACAGACTCAAGCACGATCACCGCACCGATCACACTCAGCGCCGTTGCCACGGAAACACCCAGCGCCAGCCCAATGAATAACAAAGCCAGACCGATCCAATAGGTCTGCTCACTGCGTTCAAGGGCTTTCCAAATTTTCATCATTCAGGTTTATTCTCTAAACGTTCGGTCAGGTTTCCAGTCGTGCGCTTGATATTGGCGATCTGCTCCTGCAAACTGGTGATCGTCTTTTGTTGTTGCGCCACCAGAGCTTCCAGCCCCTCGATCCTGACCATCTTCTCAAGGTTGCTCGTTCTCTGGTTCTCTGCCTCGATCATCAGCGCGCCATTTCGCGCCCGCTCAGTCTGTAACTCACGCCTCAGCATGTCAATGCTTTCGTGCAGGCGGTCCAACTCGCGCCTTAATTTTTCCTTCGCTTCCCGTTCAAGCTCACGCTCAATGAATAATTTATTATTTTGCTCTCTCAACTCGTCAAGCTGTTTTTGCATCCCCTTCTGACTTTCAAGTCTGATCTGTTCAGTCTCTGCCACCAGCTTTTCGATCTCAGCGTGACTCGTTTCATTGATCTTATTTGTCTCTGCGATCAGTTTATTAGCTTCAGCCTTGACCTTCCGCCTGTTGAAAATAAGCACAAGTACAGTGCCAATAAAACTCAATAGGCCAGCTCCGTCCAATATCATATTTAAAAATTCCATACATCACTTGGCCCTTTGAAATATGCAAACAAAAACGCCCGACGACTCATTGATAGAGTCGTCGGGCGTTACTTCCGACATCGCCCGCAAAAGAGCGGGCACCAAATTTATAGAATTATTCTAGCACAAAATTAAAGTCAATGCAATCTTTTTAGGCGATATATTATTAGGCGCAGCGGGTTGCACAACGGATATAAGAAACGTTATTATCATCAATAAATAACGATTGTAAGCGAGTAACAGCAGCAGCATCCAGCAAAAGATTTTTAGGAAGGGAATTGTAAAGCATAAATGCTTCGTTGTCTTCCAAGAAAAAGAATTCAGTTTCTTCGCTATTTATTTTTTGAATATATTTATCTCCAAAAGAAGCGTGATAATGTGAAATTGATAAGCATTTTAAAACGTTTTCTTGTGCAAACACGATATTCAAAAATCCATATTTATTGTGCTTAAAATATTCTTCTTTCATTTGCAGTGCATTATTACAGGCTTTTCTAAATATCTCTCTATTTGTCCATGTTCTCATGCCATGAACAGCGCTCATAAAGTAGAGAATTCTTTTCCTAATCAATAAGCTATCCTCTAAATTTCTTGTTGTTCTTTCGTGACATGAAGTGCAAATATTAATGATGTTATTGTGCCAATGCTGTTCATATCCGATTTCAATACGGGTTTGAACTCTTGAAACAACATGGTGACAATCTTGAGCAACGCTTTTTTGTAAACATAGAGGACAGTATTCTCCATTATAAATATCGGTAACAGG